CCGAGTGCGGCATCGCAGGTCGCCTGGAAGGTCCGTCCCACCGTCTGCCCAAGCACGTGAGCCAATGACCGAACCTCGGCCACGAAGGCCAGCCGCCCGCGCCGGATCTGGCCGATGGCCCCGCGCCGCATCAGGACGCGCTGGCTGGTCTCGGCCCAGTTTACCCGCCAGACCTCGACCTCGGCGTTGTCCCAGCGGCCGTCGAGGATATCGGTCTCGGTGATCCGGTCGGAGGTCAGCACGCCCTCTGCGTCCTGTGCATCGACCGACAGGTCGGAGCCAGAGCGCACCTCTGAAGCCGTCAGCCCGCTTTCCGGCTCGAAGTTCGTGCCGTCGAACGTCAGCGTCCGGTCGTGATCGGTGAAGCGAAAACTCGCGCCGTCGGCGCGAAGGATGCGCCAGCACCAGGATAGCGTTGTTGTCCCGTCGTCCAGATGCGCTTGCAGATTGGGGGTGATGCTTTTCATCGACGGAGTTCCAGCAATGGTATGGAGGTGATCGAGCCGAGCCGTTCGAGGTCGAGCGTCACGTCGAGCACGTCGGTGTCGAAACGGACCGGCACGTCGAACTCGAAGCCTGCGGTGATCGCGACGCCGGAGCCCGGCGCGGCGCTGAAGGTGACCACGCCGGTCATGGTGTCGACGGACCAACCGGAGGGCTGCTCCACCCCACCGAGCGCGATGCGAACGGTTGCGGTCACAGGCTTAGCGATAGTTCGTGTCCAGGACTGCGCCCCGGAGGTGTAGCGCTTCACCAACTGGAAGACGGTCGTCGTGCCATCGCCGGTGCCAATCGACTGATCCGTCGGCGATGGCGTGCCCGAAGGCAGGCAGGACTTGTGGTCGCCCCAGTCCTTGAAGCGGAACCCATGTAGCCGACCGTTGCGCGCCTCGAAAAAGGCAACCACGGCCGCCAGATCGTCGGCGCGGCGGATGCCATAGGCGACGTCGTAGCGGCGGCGCGAGTTTGCCCAGCTGGCGTTCCGCTCCTCATCGCCCGAGGAGAGCTCGACGATCTGCGTCCGCCGTTCGGGCCCGCCACGGGCGCCCCGGCTGATGTTGTCGGGAAACCGGACCTCGTGAAACGCCATCACATGCCCCTCCGCCCGAGCGATACGGCGCGGGCGATGTCGGCCGCGACCTGCGTGCGCGATTGTCGGAAGCTTTCGGCGTCGCGGGCCATGATGGTGACATTGACCCCACCGCCGCCGTAGCTCTGTGCTTCACGCCGCGACAGCACCCGCTCGCCCCGCTGCAGGATTGCAGGCACCTCGTCGTGGCGGAGCCCTGCAACGCCGCCGGAGTGCATCCGGGGCGCATCCGCGAACGCCATCGCCGGGACCATCCGGCCTGGTGCGGAGGCACCTACCATGCCGCCTGCATGCAAGATGTTCGCGAAAATCCCGCCGGCACCCCCAAGCGCGCCGGAGAGTGCATTGGCGATGGGCCCGAGGATAAATCGACGTGCCGCCAGCTTGGCGAGATCGGCCAACAGCGAGGTAACCAGATCGCGGAAATCCAGCTTGCCGGTCTTCACGAACGTGGCCACCGCATTCTCTGCCGACTGGAATGCGCCGACCAGCGCCTGGCCGATATCGCCGCCGATATCCCGGGCCTTGTTGGCATAGTCGCTGAGCGCTGCGGTGATCGCCTGCCAGCCGGTGACGGCGGCTTCGGTGTCGGGTTCGGCGGCAGCGGCAGCAGCCCCGACCGCAGCGCCTGCACCCGTGGCCGCCCGTCCGGCATCGCCAAGGGCTGTCTCAAGACGATCAGCCGCGTCCGTCGCTTCGGTCAGCGCGCCTGCGCCACCCTCATTGCTGCCCCGCACCGCGTCACGCAGGGCCTGCCAACTGGCGAGCGGCGCACGCGCGCCCTCGGCCAGATCGCGTGCCGCGCCGCGATAGGTGTTGGCAGTTGCAAGGGCGGTATTGGCCGCCTGGGTGAGCCCCAGATCGGGGGCTGTGAGCGGATTGTCCTCAAAAGCGCGGTCGAAAGCGGATTGAGCGGCGGTGGTCGCAGCCGTCGCTGCACCCTCAAACCGGTTCTCGATCTGGCCCAGTTCGAGATCGGGGATGATCGAGATACGCCGCTCCGACCCGAGCGCTTCCAGCCCCTGGTTGATCCCGCCGATGAATGTATTGATGCGCGAAACGACGCCATTCAGCATGGCTTCGACGCCGTCGATCAGGCTGTTGGCCGCCTGAAACGCCAGATCGCCGATGGCCGCCGGAAGCAGTCCCCAGATCGCCTTGATCGCCTCATAGGCCCCCTCAAACGTGTTCGCGGCCGTGTTGCCAAAAGCCACGACGCTATCGATGGCGCTCTGCATGCCGGAGGCGGCATCGGCCTTCAGATCGAAGAACATTGCCGTGGCCGCAGCCCCCGCCGCCGCAGCCCCCATCTTGATGCGATCCCAGACCTCGACGGCGAGGTCTTTCAGGAGGGACATCGCTTCGCCAAACCCACCCGCACCGGAAACAAGGCGGGTGAACTGGTAGACAAGCTCGCCCGCGCCAACGATCAGTGCCCCGATGCCGGTGCGGATCAGCGCGCCGCGCAGAAGGACCAGCGCTGTAGCGAGCCCACGGACCGACAGCGCTGCGACCGCCATCCCGGCGACCCAACGCCCTGTAAGAAAGGCCGCAAACGTGGTGGCATAGGTGGTCAGACGGCCGATATTGTCGAAGAGGCCCCGGATCGCGATGCCGAGCGGACCGGTCCGGCTGGCCACGGCCGCCATGGCATTCGCGACGGCTTCCAGCGCAGGGGCTGCAGCAACCGCGAGCTGGTTCGACAGGCCACGCCAGATCAGGCCGAGCCGCGATATGGCGTCGTTCGTCCGCTCGATCTGGTTGGCATCCTGCTCGGAGACGACCACCCCGAAGGCGAGCACGTCCTCGGTCGCCTGGCGCAGCGTCGCGGTGTCGATGCGCGACATCGCGATGGAGCCTTCTTCGCCAAAGAGCTGACCGGCAACGGCGGCGCGTTCGGCCGCAGGCACGAAACTTTCGATTGCCGCGTTGATCGCGCCCACACGTTGGTCAAGCGGCAGGGCGATCAGCTCGGTGGCCGAGAGCCCCAGCCGCTCCAGCGCATCGGCGGCGGGACCGGTCCCGGCGGCCGCCTGGCTGAGACGGCGCGTCAGATCCTTCGTGGCCTGCTCAATCCCGGAGATGGAGACGCCCGCCAACTCACCCGCCCGCTCCAACGTCTGGATCGAGGCGACGGTGGTCCCCAGCGATTGCGCCAACTTGGCCTGCGCGTCGACGGTTTGCAGCCCGGACCGGACCATCGCCACGCCAGCAGCGGCAGCGGCGGCCACCGCGGCAGCGGCGGCCACTGTGACACGGCGGGAAAACGCCGCGAGCCGTGTATTGGCCGCTTCCATCTCCCGGCTAAGGCGGCCGAAGCCGCGCGCCCCGGCTTCGCCCACGCCTTCCAGCTCGGCACGCACCTGTCGGCCGCCGACTGCGGCAAGTCGGACAGAAACGCGCTTTTCAGCCATTGGAATGATCCATCTGTTCGTTGAGTTTTGCCACCATCACCGCCTCGATGGCGGGCAGCAGTTCAGCTGCTGCGGCAGGTGGCACGCCGAGTGCATCGGCCAGCGCCAGCGCTGCCGACATGTCCCAGCCGACAACCGCGCCCGGCAGCACACGGAGCTGGCCACCGAGGCGACCGACCAGGTCCCAGACCTGCCAGCCGTCATGCGTGAGCGGCTGGTTCAGCCGCGCCGGGCAGTCTTCGCAGGTCGCTTGGCACGCGTCGCAGTAGCGCTCGCCCCCGCCGAAGGACCATTCGGCGAGAGCGCGGAGACGTTTTTTTCCTGTTCCAGCAGCAGACCTTTGGAAACGTAGGTCAGCTGGAAGGCTTCGAAGATCGGCCAGACATCGAGCAGCGCGTCGATAGCCTCGGGGCTGGGGACGATCACGTTGCCATCTGCGTCACCGATGCCCTCCCAAGTGAGAACTGCCCGGCGCGCCAGCGCCTTGGCGAAGGCAACGGCGCGTTCCTCGTCGCTGGCCTCCTCTGGCAGGCTTTCGACAACCGGATCGCTGCGCGTCGCGACCATAATGGCCGTCGTCAGCGGGCGGAGTTGCACCCGCACGCCGGGTGCAAGGTCGTGCCAGCGGGGTGCATTCGTCAGATCGAGCGTCAGCATCAGTAAATCTCCACATCATTCACGAGGGTGGCGGTGCACATCCGGCCGACGGTGCTGTCGCGGGCAGCCTGCCAGTCGAAGGTCGCCTGCACGCCCTGCGGTCCAGAAATCTCGATCCGGGGGCGCGGCAGATAGACGGCGTGCACGGTGAAGGTGAAGCTTTCACCAGACGGCAGCACATAGGCAAACTCAAGCTCACAAGGATCGCCATTGATCGCCTGTGTCACCAGTGTCTGATCGGCGAACCGCACCTCTATGGAGCCGGTCAGAGCCGCAATGGAAGGGTCCGCGCCGTCGATGCGGCCGTCCGAGCGGATGGTTTCGATTCGGTCGAGGTTGTTGGCATAGGTAATGTCGGCTGAAACGACATTGCCGAGAGCGGTGCCATTGCGGGTGATCGCCCCGTTGAAATGGCCGAAGCGCTGCAATTCAAGCTCGGCGGGCGTGCCTGCGCTGGTCGTCGTGCCCACCGTCTCGCCCTGTGCCACCAACCGCGCTGTCGCGGTCAGCAGACCAGATCGCTGCATTTGCCAGTTGATCTGGTCGAGC